GGTACTGATGACTTTGACACTCTATATCGGATGCATGAACTCAATGATGCTGTTCCAAGAAAGACTATCGGGGCACAGGAACTCTTTCTAAGTATCCTGAAGGAGAGAGCAGAGACAGGTCGTTTGTATATTATGAACATCGACCACTGCAACAGTCACTCTTCTTTCAAGGATAAGGTGAACATGAGTAACCTCTGTCAGGAGATCACTCTACCTACCGACCCTATTCAGCATATTGATGGTAAAGGAGAAATTGCTTTGTGCATTCTCTCTGCTATTAACATTGGCAAACTTAATAAGTTGGAAGAACTTGACGAACTCTGTGACCTTGCTGTAAGGGGTCTGGATGCCTTGATTGACTATCAGGAGTATCCAGTTGAGGCAGCAAAGCAGAGCACTATTAACCGCCGTTCTCTGGGGGTTGGATACATCGGTCTGGCACACTACCTTGCTAAGAATGGTGCAAGTTATGAAAGTACTAAGGCACACGATCTAGTTCATAAGTTGACTGAACGTTTTCAATATGCTCTCTTGAATGCTTCTAATCGTCTTGCAATGGAGAAAGGTCCTTGCGGTTACTTTGGTAAGACAAAGTATGCAGATGGAATTTTGCCAATTGATACATATAAGAACGAAGTTGATGAGATTGTACCAAATGAGCTTCAGTGTGATTGGGAGTATCTTAGAGAGCGAATTCAAAAATACGGTCTCAGGAACTCAACACTGTCCGCACAAATGCCTTCAGAGAGTAGTTCCGTTGTGTCAAATGCAACCAATGGAATCGAACCTCCTAGAGCATACTTGTCCATTAAAAAATCAAAGAAAGGACCCCTTAAGCAGATTGTTCCATCATATACAACGCTTAAAAACTCTTACACCCTTCTTTGGGACATGCCTAATAACGATGGTTACATCAAAGTTACTGCTGTAATTCAAAAGTTCTTTGACCAGGCAATCTCTGGTAACTGGAGTTACAATCCAGAGAACTACCCTGATAATGAAGTACCTGTTTCTGTTATGGCAAACGATCTTCTTACCACCTATAAGTATGGTTGGAAGACTTCTTACTATCAGAACACATACGACAATAAAAAAGATGGTGATGATGAACAATCATCACAAAATGTTGACGCACTAATCGACGACATACTACAATCCGAGGAAGAAGACTGTGAGTCCTGCAAAATCTGAACTACAAGGAATGACCGTATTTAACAAGAACAAAGTAGACACAAAGAAACAACCTATGTTCTTTGGTCAACCATTAGGAGTTCAGCGATATGACTCCTTCAAATATCCTGTGTTTGACAAACTAACTCAGCAACAACTGGGTTATTTTTGGAGACCAGAAGAAGTATCACTACAGAAAGACCGTGCAGATTACCAGACTTTATCGGAAGAGCAGAAGCACATCTTCACTAGTAATCTTAAATACCAGATCATGCTGGATTCTGTACAAGGGCGTGGTCCTGGGATGGCTTTTATCCCTTATTGTTCATTACCCGAACTTGAGTCAGCAATGACCGTATGGGAGTTCATGGAGATGATTCATAGTCGCTCCTATACTTACATCATTAAGAACGTATACTCTGACCCTACAGAAGTCTTTGATACTATCTTAGATGATGAAAAGATTCTGGATCGTGCTTCTTCTGTAACACAATCTTATGATGAGTTTATTAGTCATGCCCATGAGTATGACAATGGAACCATGTGGGAATTAGCAACGGAAGGACACGTTGCTGGTCAGTTTGATCGTCGTGAACTGAAGCGTAAATTGTATCGTGCAATTGCCAATGTGAATATCTTAGAGGGTATTCGTTTCTATACATCTTTCGCTTGCTCCTTTGCCTTTGGTGAAAACAAACTCATGGAAGGTAGTGCAAAGATTCTTTCATTGATTGCTCGTGATGAGTCGCAGCATCTTGTACTTACTCAGAATATCTTGAATAAGTGGAGAGATGGTGATGACCCAGAGATGCTAGTCATTGCTAAAGAGGAACAATCTTGGGTAATGAGTATGTTCCAACGTGCTGTAGATGAAGAGAAGATGTGGGCAGAGTATCTGTTCAAGAACGGTTCTATGATTGGTTTGAACGAGCGTCTCCTTCATAACTATGTGGAGTGGATTGCTAATCGTAGAATGAAAGCAATTGGAATCAAACCTATGTTCGATATCCCTGCTAAAAATAATCCTTTGCCTTGGACCGAGCACTGGTTAAATAGTAAAGGTCAACAAAATGCACCTCAAGAAACGGAGATTGAATCTTATGTCATCGGCGGAATCAAACAAGACATCACAGAAAACACCTTCGCAGGATTCTCTTTATGATCAAATGTTAACCGAGGCAGGACAAGAGGGCAATCCTCTTGCCGAGGTTATGTGGGATAATGAAAAGAGAAAACAGCGACAGCAAGAAGAACGTAACACTAGACATAGTGTTGACAAAGGTCAGGAGTTTGTTGATAGTGGTATGACCCTTATCACTGACATAGAAAGTGACAGATACTTAAACAAAAACAAAAATGTATCCAATTGAACTACCAAATAAAATGTTTTATGCTATAAATAGTATTGTGATAGATTCATCACATCTTACGTTCATCCCTTCGGGGACGCAAGTAAGTCGCGGAACGGAGCGTTCATCCCATGATTGAATTCTTATTCTATTCGTCACTCACATGTGCTCAAGCTGATGCAATTATGCTTCGGATGAAAACAAATGAGAACATTCCTCCTGAGTATAAGGTGGAATTGATTGAGGTCATGAAGGAATCAACCCCTGATTGCTACCCTTGGGACGCAAACGACTGAAGGAACGGGGTCTAACCACCTCACTTTCAGGAGTTAAAAATGACACAGATCACTTATCGTGGCGTCAAGTATGACGCAGAGAGCTACAAAGCAAAGGTTCTTTCAGAGCAAACTGCTCAACGTAATCACAATCTAATGTATCGTGGTATCAAAGTTGAGAAGAAGTTTGCTTCACAAAGTTGATTTCATTATTGTAAAATGAACACAAAGCACCCCTAGGGGTGCTTTTTTGCTATAATAAATACTGACAACCTATACAGGAGAGTCATGAAACTTTTTCTGGACTGTTCTGACCCAGAGCTAATTGCCTCTGCCTTTGAGACTGGACTAATAGACGGTGTTACAACAAACCCCAGTCTCATGTTAAAAGCAGGAGAGGACCCTAAGCATATTATCAAAGAAATCTCAGCAATCTTTCCATGGAATGCTTCAGTTTCTGCTGAAGTAGTTGGAGATACTGCTGAAGAGATGCTTGATATGGCGCAGGAGTACCTGGAGATCGGACCAAACATTACTATCAAAGTTCCATGCACAGTTGAAGGACTGAAAGCATGTAGAGAACTAGCAGATGACGACGTACAAGTAAATGTCACACTAATTTTTAGTACAGTACAAGCAATCCTTGCTGCAAAAGCAGGAGCAACATATGTTTCTCCATTCGTTGGTAGAGTATATGACCAACATTGGAATGGAATTTATTTGATTGAACAGATTGCAGATGTATTTGCAACTCATCAGGTTAAAACTGAAATCCTTGCTGCATCTATCAGAGAACCTATTCAAGTATCAGATGCCTTTAAAGTTGGTGCTGATATTTGTACAATCCCATTACCTATGTTCTATCAACTCTACAAGCATATTCTTACCGACAAAGGTTTAGAACAGTTTGATAAAGACTGGACATCACTACAAGAGAAAATCTAATGCCTAGATCGCAAATGCTTAAGATTGATATGGAAGCCCGTCTTTACAAATTAAAGACTGAGTTATATGAAATGGAGGATCATACAGGAAAAACAGGTCAATGGTATGATGGTGCTCATCATGCCTACAACGAAGTTCTAAAAGTCCTACAAGAATATCGAGTATGAATAAGAACAATTTAAAAGTCTTGATACACGACCTTGAAGTTGCTCTCACCTACCTCAAGGCAGAAGTTTACTCCGACACAGAATCCTACCTAGATAGTGAGAATGTGAGACGAGTACACACATACGATGACGACGGAGAAACCGACTAATGAAAATGAAATTGAGTATGAAAACCCCTGGATTTATGATGGACAACCTTTTCTATCTAAGGACATTGACGATCATTATGGGTTTGTCTATTGTATTACAAATAGTCTCACTGGGAAGAGATACATCGGAAGAAAATACTTTCACCAATTACGAAAGCCTAGAACTGGAGGCAGGCGAGTTAAGAGTGAAAGCGACTGGAAAAGATACTACGGAAGTTCTGCTGAACTTACTGAAGAACGCAAGCGGTTCGGGAATCTTGCCTATAAGCGGGATATAATCAGCCTACATAACACCAAGGGACTCACAAACTTTGAAGAGACCCGACAATTATTTCTCAATAATGTACTTACGGAGGCATTTGAAGATGGCACACCAGCATTTTACAACTCAAACATCCTTGGTCGGTACATGCGTAAAGACTATTTCAAAACTGGCACACCTGACGCTTGACGCTCGCTGAGTCGTCTGCTATAATTACAGGGTAGTCAAGGAGTTCCACATGAACACAGAGTTCTACGAAGGATTGAGTAACGAAGACGCACTGTTCGACTTATTTGTTGACCAGTTGCATCATTTTGCTGAATTGGAATTGGAAGAACCTAAGACTATCACTGGGTCAGTAGCTCAGATGGATAGAGCAACTGCCTTCTAAGCAGTCGGTCGCAGGTTCGAGTCCTGCCTGACCCGTTGCCCTTCGGGGCATACGGTCTACTTGAGGAAAGTACATGACTACAGCACAGAAGTTTTCTTCCTGTCTCGAAATTCTTTACGAATCCGTTGACAGACAAGTGACACTCGACACCGAGTACCCTACCATTTATAATCAGGTACTGAAATACTATGAGGAGAAAGGTGTCGATTTCTATGGTGATGTAGATGAGGATTATGATATCCTCCTAACTAAACTTGAACAAGACTTATTTTATTATGACTCCAGTGAAAAATCTTCCTAAAGTTCTTCTTGAACGCTCACCTTATCGGTATGTCTCTGTTGGGGAACTCGACAACGGGTTCCCCGACTACCGAATCCAAAAGTTTGATGAGTGGACCAAGCGTTACAAAGACATGTATCTCTGTGACAATGGTATGCAAATCACTCTTGCTATGGAAGACTTTGAATACACCAAATGGTTAGACCCTGCAGGTGTTCCATGTTACATTCGCGACTCAGTAAAACCATGAATCCCTATCAGAAAGCAATTAAAGCCCTCGAAGAATGCGTCAAAGACGCTATGGAAAATGATGTTGACCCTGGTCTTCAGATGGAAATCTGGCGTCACTATCAAGGTGTGAAAGCAATTCAACGCCAACTACCAAAAGAGAGTAATCTTTCTTTTAAGTTGGATGGTATCGATCGTGTGATGGAAATGTATGACTCTGAGTATCCTACTCAAGCAGCACAACCTGTTGATATTGGACTTGGGGGTTTTAGTCAGGGAACTGATGTGATTACATTCTCCTAGTCTTTGCCAATAGACTCTAAACTAGATGGTTTTTTGACTGGATGACAGTCGCATATAGAAAAGGTTTCTTGTTTTTCCTAAAGAACAAGTGGCGTGCATGACAAGACCTAAAGGACTCATCACGAGTCCTTTTTTATGTCATTTCAAATCTTAATATTTGAAAACACTTGACAACTCTTAATCTTTCCTATATAATTAGGACATAAATCTTTACAAAAGGAAATGACTGTAACAACCAACGAGCAAGGACAACAAAACTTGTTCGCTAAAGAACCCACCATGTATATGTCAAAGGAATCCCTTGACAGATATGGCATTGAGACCTATGCTGAAAGAGCAGAAAAACTCAATGGTCGTACCGCTATGATTGGATTTGCTGCAGCAGTGATTTCTTATGCGACTACTGGCAGTGTATTTTTCTTTGGTGCCTTCGGCATCTAATCAATTCAACTCTATCTAAGGACAAAACAATGAACGAAAACGCAGAACGCATCAACGGTTGGGCAGCAATGATCGGAGTCGTTGCAGCACTCGGGGCATATGCCTTGACAGGACAAATCATTCCTGGTATTTGGTGATAAATACATTTTTCGGGAGAGATTGTTGACTAACCCAAATGCCCTCTACGAAGATATGGAAACTCTGAACATGCTTTATGAAGAACTATGTTGGTCACACGATGCAGAACTCGAATTTAAAGCAGACTATGAGAACGATCGTATTATCATACAAATAAAAAAGACTAAATAAAAGCATATCGTCGTCGCTTAGACAAAGGGGTAACTGGCACAATCCAGTTGACACCCCTTTTTTTATGTGATATAGTAGTGAGGTTCTGATGAAATCCATGTCGTATCCTATCGCAGCTGCAGTAGTCGCAGTGGCAGCACCATTTCTAATGACTCTTCCAGAGGCACCACCCCTTCCTGAGGGAGTTGCTGAAGTAGTAGAACCAGACCCATCATGGCAGTGTCCTACTTGCTCTGTTGAAGAGCAGTATGTCCTGAAAGCACTTCAGGAGAATACTAAGATTACTGATAAGAATGCTCTCGCTACGCTGATGGGAAACATCAAGCAGGAGAGTAAGTTTATCCCTAACATCTGTGAGGGTGGTGCTCGTGTCTCTTATGAGAATTGCCTTAGTGGTGGGTATGGTTTGATTCAATGGACTTCTATCGGTCGCTACAACGGTCTTGGAACGTTCTGTAACAAGTTCTCGTGCGACCCATCTTCACTTGAAGGTCAGGTTCGTTGGATGATTAATGAACCAATCTTCCAACGCCACCTTCCTGAGTTTGAGGGTCGTGGTCAGTCCATCTCACAGTACATGGTTCCTGCCTACTACTGGTTGGGATGGGGCATCAAAGGTAATCGCGAGGTTTATGCCTGGGATTACGAGAGCAAACTCACTTGGGCATAAATGCTCATCTTTTGAGGGTTGACGGAAACCAAACTCTCTGCTATACTAAATACATCAGCAAGTTAAGAGACCAACACATTTCTTAACACGTTGTAACACTCCTCAAACCAAGACCTATAGGGTGTCTAAACACGTCTTTCATACCTCTACCTAGGGCGTAGAGGAATAGTAACTCCACCATTCCCTGATGGTCTTACTTTTTTTTCAATACAATGGCAACACTTTCAAGGCAACAATCAACCTCTTCGTGGGAATCATTCTGCGAGTGGGTAACTTCTACCAATAACCGCCTCTATGTCGGTTGGTTCGGCGTACTGATGATTCCAACTCTGTTGGCAGCAACCATCTGTTTCATCGTCGCCTTCGTCGCTGCTCCCCCTGTGGACATCGACGGCATCCGTGAACCCGTCGCTGGTTCACTCATGTATGGTAACAACATCATCTCTGGTGCAGTTGTACCATCTTCCAACGCAATTGGTCTTCACTTCTATCCCATCTGGGAAGCCGCATCACTTGATGAGTGGCTGTATAACGGTGGTCCTTTCCAACTCGTAGTATTCCACTTCCTCATCGGCATCTATGCCTATATGGGACGTGAGTGGGAACTTTCATACCGCTTAGGTATGCGCCCCTGGATCTGTGTAGCATATTCTGCTCCAGTCGCTGCAGCATCTGCTGTATTCCTCGTATATCCTTTCGGTCAAGGTTCTTTCTCCGATGCTATGCCTCTTGGTATCTCTGGTACTTTTAACTACATGCTTGTATTCCAAGCAGAACACAATATCCTTATGCATCCGTTCCACATGCTCGGCGTTGCTGGGGTATTCGGTGGATCTTTGTTCTCTGCTATGCACGGAAGTCTCGTTACTTCCTCACTCGTTCGTGAAACGACTGAAACAGAGTCACAGAACTATGGTTATAAGTTCGGTCAAGAAGAAGAGACATACAACATCGTCGCAGCCCATGGTTACTTCGGTCGTTTGATCTTCCAATATGCATCATTCAACAACTCCCGTTCACTTCACTTCTTCCTGGCAGCATGGCCTGTAGTCGGAATCTGGTTCACTGCTCTTGGTGTTAGCACCATGGCATTCAACCTCAACGGTTTCAACTTCAACCAGTCCATCCTCGATGGTCAAGGACGTGTACTGAACACCTGGGCAGACGTACTGAATCGTGCTGGTCTTGGTATGGAAGTCATGCATGAGCGCAACGCTCATAACTTCCCTCTCGACCTCGCTGCTGCTGAGTCAACTCCTGTTGCTCTCACCGCACCAGTTGTCGGTTGATACCAAACATGGTATAATATGAAGGACCCTTCGGGGTCCTTTTCTTTTCAACATTATTATTAAGTTTTATGTCTTTTAGTATTACTCTACAAACAAGTGAAGGTAACCAAGTTGTTCAATGTGAATCAGACCAGTACATTTTAGACGCAGCAGAAGAGGCAGGAGTTGATATTAACTATTCTTGTCGTGCTGGTGCTTGTTCTTCCTGTGCAGGTAAAATCATTTCAGGTACAGTAGACCAGTCTGACCAGTCCTTCTTGGATGATGACCAGATTGAATCTGGATTCCTTTTGACATGCGTCTCTTATCCTACTAGCGATTGTGTGATTCAAACTGAGCAAGAGGAGAATCTGTACTGATGGAAACTTCTATTGCCGAACTGCTTACTTACTACGTTATCGGTGGTGCTCTCATCATCGGTCCTCCTGCCATCTTTCTCATCATTGCTATGATGGGTGCCATTCAGAATACGAAAGGTCGTATGGTAGGTTATAAAGATCATAAAACTTATGGTGATTCATCTATCTACGACCCATCGCCTAAGAAACCCGTTGATCAATCAAAATTCTTCTTGGAAATTGGCTGAGATAGTCATGGACACTTGGCCTCAACTCTATTGGTTAAAAGATTTTAAAAAAGTAAACAAGGAAACAAAAAATGACGACAACAACACTGAGTCCTCCGAAGAGAGGATGGTTTGACATACTCGACGACTGGCTTAAACGGGATCGTTTCGTTTTTGTTGGCTGGTCTGGATTACTTCTTCTTCCCACTGCTTATCTTGCTATTGGCGGTTGGCTTACTGGCACAACTTTCGCTACGAGCTGGTATACCCATGGTCTCGCTAGTTCCTATCTTGAGGGTGCAAACTTTCTTACAGCGTCAGTTAGCACTCCAGCTGACGCTATGGGTCATTCTCTTCTTCTTCTCTGGGGTCCTGAGGCTCAAGGGGATTTCGTCAGGTGGGTCCAACTTGGGGGACTCTGGAATTTTGTGGCACTCCATGGTGCCTTCGCCCTAATTGGATTCATGCTCCGTCAGTTTGAACTGGCACGTCTCATCGGTATCCGTCCCTACAATGCTAT